GGAAACTTCATTTGTTCTAGAAACAAGAATACGTTCTTTATCAAAGAATTCGGTTTCTGTTCCTGGATTAAGCGTATTAGGTACAGTATCTAAAACATAACTATTGCTTGTACCTGAGTAATCATAAAAAACTTTTGTACCAGCTGGCGTAATGACGGCAAAATTAGGAACAAATGCATCAACAATTGGTTGGTAAAAAGATCCAGTATTTGCATAAGCAATAAGAGTTTCAGTGTTTGGCCCTGGAGATGTTACTAATGAAGAATTAGCAAATCTGTGTATCTGTACAAATGTGTTAGGTGCAAAATTACCTGAAGAATTAGAAACGTATAACACGTTTTTACCACTATCGTAATATCTAGCAACACCTTTTATAGATGTGTTTACATTTGCAAGAGAAGCATTTGTGGATCCGAATACATAATCGCCGTGTAGAATAGTTGCAGATGTATTAACATAACCAACATTGTATACTGTTACATAATCAGTATTACCATTATTAAAATATGCATCACCAGAATAAGAAGTAAAATTAGCAATATTTAACTGAAATTTGATATATTCTGTTTGGAGCGCTGTCCACTGAGTAGTTGTGGCGCCATAGAAAGCTGTTCCCATTACAGGCTGACTGAACATTTGTACGCCAGATTTAACATCAATATCGCCAAGCTCAGCACTATATAACCAATAATCTGGATCATTATTATCTGGTTTAACTATAAATGCATATGTGGCTGCATTATTTAAAAATACTGGCGATTCAAAAGTAAAGGTTGTTCCATCAGATGCATTACTACTTATATTGATACTTTCATATGGTAAATGAACAGTAGAGAAAGGTAATACATTAGAACCATCAGGGTATCCATTGTTTGTTTCACAAAGATATATAGTTACACCGTTTGTCCCAATTTGAGCTCTTTGTTTAAAATAAATTGTAAGCGAAGTAGCATAAACGCCAGCTTCGCTATTTGGTGTATTAATTGTTAAACTTTGTGCAATAGGTTCCCACTGTGCATCGATATTAACTATGTCTTTTAAAGTTGTAGATGTAACTTGTGTATTAGTAGTAACAACTGTATTAGAAACTGAACGTGTAGAAAGTAAAGGATTTACAGTAGTTAATGTAGAACCTTGTTTTGTAACAGAAATATTTGAAGCAGTAAATGTTCCAGAAGCCTGTGTTGTAATTGCTGCATTACCTTGAGCTAAATTATCAACATCAGCAAGTTCAAATACACGATCACCATTTTTAAATGTTCCTGTAGGAATATTAAACTGACCTGCAACATTTCCAGTTGAAGATGTTACAAGTTTAGTCCCCCAATTTGCAGTCCTATCAACAGATTCCCATCTAGAAGTATCACCACCATTATATGTACCAGGCGCACAATACGCATCAACCAAAACGCTATCAAAAAAAGCATGCATAAGTTGATTTGGTCTTAGACCTGTAGCATAAAAAGAAACGATTTGAGGAGCAATATATGGGTTTATCGTAACATCAGTAACAAAATTACCAATTTGAACTGTATTAGATTGAGAATCTACAGTTAATTGAACACCTTGTCTGTTAGAAGTAGATGTATTGACTGTAGTCGTTGTTACTGTTGCTACCAATTTTTTATCTCCAAATTAACTTATTTGAGTTACAGAGGCGTTACTTCCAATACCACCATGTGATCCAGTAAATGTCAATGAAGTACCACCAATAACAAAACCATCTGATTGGTATTGCGCAATCGCATTATTAAGGGCTTGTCGAGCTGTACTGTTATCATATTGATATCCAAGTTCCACATTATAAACATCCTGTTTGCCTGTTGTAACAGAAGAACTTACTGTATTTACCGATGTTTGCCAAGCACCCCAAATAGAACCAAATGGTGAATTGGCAAATTCTTTCCATGGTGTAGTATTATCGATTGTAATACCAACAGAAGCTGTTTGATTTGTATCAACGTTATTATTATATGTAGGCATCAATGACACAAATCCACTCCAATGTGAGGCAACATGAGCAGATGAACGGTATTTAGTTGCAAATGGCTGAGTTATAAATGCAACACTTGTATAAGGAAGAGTAATAACACGACCTGTTTTTTGAACATTAGAAGAAGCAGTTGAATTAAAATCAAATCTAAATGATTCTGTTACAAATTTAGGTCTTGCTTTACCTTCTTTTCTGTCAATAGCGATAGAATATTCAGGATTAGAAACTTCGCTTAACAAAAAGCTATCAAAAGAATCAGCAAATATGCCATTCTTAAATCGATTTAATCCATTAACGTCGGTAACAACCATATTCGTAGCTTTCTGCTGAAGAAGAGAAAGCTGAGTATAATATTCAAGATTAGAGATACGCTTATCTAGCTTACCAATATCTTGCATAGTGTAACGACGATTCATTACAAGGTTTGTACTAATTGCAGTAGAAGTATCACGAATCAAATTCTTAGAAAGTTTGTTTATAGCTTGATCTAAGTCAACTTGATCTGTTGAAAGAGAAGGATATGGAGGAACATTAATAACAGCAACAGCCATAGAATTATCTGGAAAAATTGGCGTCTGCGGTGAAATTTTTGGTTGACCTTCGATTACCTTTATATTATTATCAGGTGTGATTGTAACCAAATCGCTTCTTGACAAATATATAGTATAGTTTGATTGCATATTTTTACCATAAGATGGTACATTTAAACCACCAGATGGAATAGTAAATGTAAGAGCAGTTGATGGATTTATTGTAGAATATGAGATAGATGTAACAACATTTGATACAGCGCCAGTATTATTGGCGGTCAAAACACCAACAGTTCTAAAATCAACATAATCTCTCAACCAATTTTTCTTACCTGCCTCGTCTACATAAAGTGGAATATCTTTAGTTTGGATAGCGTTAGTATTTGCTGTATTGGCATCATCAATCGGATAAGATTCTATGCTATAGAAACCACAACCAGGAGAATTATTTACTGTAAAATAATCCATTTGTACAAGTAAATATGGGTATGTGGCTGAAGTATATCCAGGATTTGGATATATGTAACCAAGATCATAATGAGTGTCTTTTTGACCAGTATCATAACTGAACTGACTTGTTATATTTGTTGCAGTAATAGCAGTTGAATTACAAAAAGAATCACTTGATGCGCCGTACACTGCAGATATTTGGTGTAGATCACTGACACCAAGGCACCATGGCCCATTAGGTCCACCAGCATTATTAGCTGTATTAATTTTAACAAAACGTTTCTTATTGATAGTTTTATTAGCAGCAACAACATTTGTTCTTATTATATCATAGTATACTTGAACAGCAAGAGAAGAAGCTGGTGCCTGTGTTGATCTAACTTCAAAAGAAGTAGTATTGCTTACATAAACATATCCTGTTTGTGGTCCAGTAGAACTATAAGAAAATGGAATTATTCTACCATTCAAATATGATTTATAATATCCACCAGTTCCTGCAGCACCACCAAAATTAGCATCAACAGTCATAACTGACGAGTTTGTTATAGATGTAACAGTTCGTATTACTGAATTATATTTTAACAACGAACCTGGAACAAAATCTGATAAGAAATTAGTACCAGATCCAGTAACAGTTGTAAGTGTAGAAGAAGTAGTTATAGATCCAGCTAATTGGGCTGTATCAACATTAGCCGTTGCAACAACAGTAATTGTTGATGTATCAATAATAGGAAGAACACCTTGACCATAAGAAAGAACATCAATACCACCAGTTGCAGAACCTGGAATCGTTACAACAATTTGTCCATTAGAGTACATAGAAGATGATTGGTTTGTACGATATGTATATTGAGTGTTATTGTTATTTGCAGAGTCTCTGAGAGACTTTAATCCAGTAACACCAAAACTATAAAGCTGATCTTTAAACGAAGAGCTGTTTATAGTTCCAGGATTTGTTAAATCTGCAAACCCCTTTGTTCCTGATGTATATCCTATAGATCTAATTTGGTTAACTTGATAACCAGTGTTCATTTGAATATTAAACACATGAACTGCATAAACTGCAGTATTGGTTCCATCTACACCAGAAACGTAATTGAAATTTCTAAGAGAAGCTGTACCAATCAAATTACCTTTTGGACTTGAAATAGAAGCAAACGTTCTTGTTGTAACAGCCTGTTGTGGTAAATCATAAAGATTAATTGTTTGCGCTGTATTGAATGGGAAAATACCTGCAGTTTCATTAACTGTGAAATAGTTACCATAATTAAATGTTATTTGCTGGGAAGTAAAAGACTGTGTGTCAATACCACGACGCATATTAATATATGCAGTTTTAAGAATTTGTACACGTTGTCCCTGAGCGTATCCAACACCTGGACTAACACGAGCCAATACAGTGTTTGCATCTATAGTTGTTATAATAGAATTACCAGTTAATCCTGTAACTGTATCAATAACAAAAGGATTAACAACGTAGTTACCTGATTCATCATAAATTCTAGTAGCTATAGCTTCGCCGACAACAGAATAAACATTTTGTGAAGCAACAGATTTACTTATCAATCCACCGTAATTATATACAGCAATTGGATTAAAGCCAGATGTATTAGTAGCAGTAACTGGATCTAGTGTTATAAGGTTTGGGATAAGTTTTAAACGATGTGCTCCAGGTGCGTTTTCATTCGAATATCCAAGAGCATTATCATACAATGAAGAATCTTGATTCTCTGTAATACTATTTGCGGAAAGCTTGAATCCAACAACGCTATTACCAGCATATGTGCCAAAATTATTAACAATACCAAAAGTTGGGGTAACTACTTTGGCGAAAACCCCGTTGATAAAAACTATACCATCACTAACAGAAATGCCATGTGCATTACCTGTAGAAATTTGAGTAGAATTAGATGTTGCATAAACATTAATAGTAGCGATTGGTGTACCGTTTGAAGGAATTGCATAGAAATTTAATGTTTCATTATTACTGTAAGAAACTACAACGCTACCACCAGTGTTACCAGTGTTTACATATTGAACATAAACAACGTTTGTATTTGGGTAGTTGGTAACAAGACCAGTATTAGCAACGAACACGCGTGCTGTCAAATTTGAAGAAGCTGAAACAACCTGAGTATTAACTAATGAGGTAACATCAAAAGAAGCACCATTAACCTGGAAATCCTGAAGACGAATAAAAGGTAATGAAGGAATATCAATGATCGTACAACCAGAAACAATGTCACCGTTTTGAAACGCCCAATTACCAAAACGTTCAATTTGATTTTGTAAAATTGACTGAACTTGATTAAGCTCGCGAGCCTGTACAGCTACTTGCGGCTTGAATAAGACACGATAGTATTGGTTGTCTTCATTATAATCGTCGAAGTAAGGAGAAACATTTAAATTTGCGCTTAATGGCATTTCTATTTCCTATTTAAACTTTAATAATCAATTTAAACGACTCAGCTTGGGTATTAGAACGAGTAACGTTACTGATATTTTGAACATAGAGTGGTGATAAATCTTTTGTGTATATATCGCCAATTGTATTTATTGTAATATTTGCGAAGACTAAGCCACTACTCGAAACAATTCTCTCATTATTACTGAAATATTTATCACCTGTCAAATGAATCTTACTTGTATTCGCAAAGGCAACAGTACCTCTTGCACCACTAATTTCACCAACAACAGTATCACCAAGTGTAAACAAAGCAGTATTCAAAGTCATATTAGCTTGTAATGTGGCGCTAAATGTACTTGAAGTATAAGGTGTTGTCTTTAACTTGGTTGTTTGTGATATAGCATATGGATTTTTTATTAGACCAATTTTATTGTATTGTGTTGTTCCTAAAATGGTACTGCCTTCAGTATTAGCAAAATAGAAATACACAGCAAATCCAGAAATACCAAGTTCTGCTTGAGGATTGCTACCATGTCCACCTGGTGGAGGAACAATTGCATACAAATTAGCTCCAGAACCATATATAGTATTACTTTGAATAGAAACGTTTGCCCAAGAAATACCTGAACCCGCCTCGATTATTTTTATACTTGATATAGAATTAGAAGAAGGATTTATGTAGCTTAATGCAGATGGTTGTGAAGCACCATCTGTTTTGAATACAACTTTTGGAGAAATATAATATTTTGTTACTGTTGAAATTATATTATCAGTATTAATTGCTGATTCAAGATATACGTAATTTCCAGTCAAATTTGAAACATAGTTTTTAACTGTCGATAATTGTCCGGTAGCAGAACCAGTGTTATAAATGTAAATGCTATTTTTAGTATAAAAATCATTATCAACAGAGGCGCTCGATTGAATCTGTAACAATGTGCTATTAGAAACAGATTGGATTGTTCCATTGGTATAAGCAGAATATCCTACACCACCATTATTAATCATAACAACTTCTATACCTGAATACCCAAAAGCACCAGAAACAACTGTTGTATTCGATGTTACTTGAACATAATCTACTGTTGCTGTTTTATTATATTGTGCGCTAGAAATAGAACTAATATATCGCCATGTGTATCCATCAGACTTTGTAAATGACTGCGACTGAACTTGATCTGGTGGATAAATTGTTGGTCCACCATTAGCATTATCGATACATTTGTAAATATTATAATACCCACCAACTGTTGATGGCGGTGTTATGGTATAAAAGTTTGTTAAATTGGCAACAGTATTATCGTAACGGTTGTAAACTTTATTCTGTGTCCAAGATTCATTATCAATAACAGGAACAACATCGGAAGTTGTTAACTTTTTACCAAATAACATTTGCCAATTATTAGTAAATGATGTTGAATAATCATCTGAAGTAACATCAGGAGTATTGGCAACATATGCAATTGGATTAGCTGCAAATGCATAGTAGCTTGATGTGTTACTGTTTATCGAATTGATTATTTCTTCAATGACAGCTTTCTGATATTGTGGTAACAGCTTTCCCATTATTTCCCGTTCTTATTTTTTTTATAAAATTAATATTCGATGATTACGACACCATTTGCGCCATATCCACCTCTAACACCTTGGCCAGAACCTGTAATTGTTGCAACATGGCCGCCGCATCCACCGCCACCATATAAAAATCCATTAGCGGAAGGAGATGATGGACCAGAAATGCCAGTTGGTGTTCTTCGACCAGGTCCTAGATGAGAGCTTCCAGAAAATTGTTGATATGCAAATGCATCACTTCCATTTATATTTAAATCCCCACCAGATGCAATACCAGACATATAAAATGTAGGTCCAAGTAGTGAACCTGCACTTGATATATACCCACCACCAAGCCCACCACCACCAGTAATCGTAACTCCTCCATATATCAATAGAGAATCAGAACCATTACCACCATTTGCAGCATAAAGACCACCAGTACCACCACCTCCAACTTGAAAATAAGTTGTAGTGCCTGGAGTAGCTCCAGTATATATTCTTATCGCTGTACCACCACCACCACCTCCACATGCTGCCCCAGTAGCTCCATTTGCAACACCACCGCCGCCGCCACCAGCACCAACAACTGTTACTTTAAATCTAGTTACATTAGCAGGAATTGTCCAATTGTTAAGAGCGTCCTCAGACTTATAAACTACTATGTTAGAAAAACCAGTAGCAACAGTAAGCTGTGTTGTACCATCTGGAAATTTAAATCCACCACTAGTAGATTGTATAACACCATTAACAGTCAATGGGCTTGCTGGTGTGGTGTTGCCACCTAAACCAACATTACCATTAGCAACATAATATGCAGATGTTCCAACAGTAAATGTATTAGTTATTGAAGCATTAGCATACAAAGCACTATTTGCATTAATTGCACCCTGAGTTTTACCAAAAGCATAAGTGGTATTATTAGCAGTAAGTTTAGCGACGTTGGCTGATAGTCCAGCAGATGTTTGATAAGCAGACAAATTATCTTGTAATATTTGAGTAGAAACAACACTGGCAGCTGCTATACTACCAATAAACGCTGCATTGTTTGCTATAAGAGTTGCAACGTTGGCAGCAAGACCAGCAGATGTTTGATAATTAGCAAGATTAGAAGATAACTGATTGTTCGAAACAACATTAGCTGCTGTTACACTACCAACAAAAGATACATTATTCGAAGTTAATGTAGCAACATTAGTCGATAATCCAGCAGTTGTTTGGTAATTCACTAATGCAGCTGATAGAGCATAACTGGCAGCTGGTGTACCACCAAGGTTATTAGCATTATTAGCAGTAAGTTTAGCAACGTTGGCAGCTAATGTATCTGATGTTTGGTAACCATAACCTAAAAGATTAGTTATTTGCACATAATTATTTAAATTTGCCTGAAGTTGTGCATTAGAAACAACATTAGCAGCTGTTACACTACCAACATAAGATACGTTGTTCGAAGTTAATGTAGCAACATTAGCAGCAAGCGTATTTGAGTATTGGTAGTTATAATATATATCATAAAATTTAAGATTTATATTATTAAAAGCTGTGCGTAATGGATCGCCTGTTCCATCGTTTGGATTGGTGCCAAGAAAAACAACATTAGTATATGGCAATTAATTTCTCCATTTATGGTACTTGATCTGCTGTTACGAAAGGATTATCTGATCTAATCAAATTAGAATCTGTTTGGGCTGGATATTGAGGAACATATAATACTATTTTTGGCTCATATATCAATTTACTACTAGTTCCTTCTTGTAATTGTTGATAAAATTGACCAAATAATTCAGAACCTGCAGTATGAAATGTATTGTATAGAATATCTTTATATTTATCAAGCGTTAAGGCTGCTTTAATTAAATATGAATAATCTTGATAGTATTCACTATCTTGTATATATTTATCTGAATTCAAAAAGCCTCTTGTAGTAGACCAATAACCTTGTCTTCTACCAACACCTGTCTTGACAACTTTACCAGTGACTTTAACTGTTGTATTAAATTCAGAAACAGAAGCTGTTAAAATAGCACCAGTTCCATTTGCAGTTTTAACACTTATTGAAGGATTTGATTTGTAATTAGAACCACCATTATTTAAAACTGCAGATAAAATAGAACCAGTGCCATCAGTTGTTACATAGCCATAAGCAATACTAGAGGGGTCGCCGCCAAATATATTAAGAGGTTCTGCATTAGAATACCCGATACCACCATTGGAAATATATATAGAGTTTAATCCATTATATAGATACGCATATACAATTTCACCTTCATTATACCCTTTACCAGAATCGATTGCAATTGTATTGGCTATAATATTGTTTCCAGAAGATGGTATACCTGTTATCTTTTCGTTTATACCATTAATTGTGCCATCAGGTCTATACATTGTAGGTTCATATATAGCAAAATTAGAAGGTAAAATAACAGGAGCATTTTTGTAAATCGCCTGGCCAGTAGAATTGTATTTTGTAGGGCCATACAAAGTTATATTAGTATTACTGTTGACAGATTTAATTACTTGGTATTCAATAGAACTTGCATTCGAAGAGTTAGCCTGTAAACATATTACATCGCCGTTTGCAAAGAAAGTTATGGTTGAATTGCCTTGAAATAGTGTGCCTGATCCTGTAATTGTATTTGAAGCTGTACTGTAACTTATAGTCCCTGGCAAAGCATTAGAAGAAACTTGTGTAGAACGAACGAAAATATTAAGATTATCAGTATACCCATTACCTGTATTGATATTTGTCAAAGAAGCAATAGTGCCAAAATAATTATTTTGATACGAGAACACTTGATTCAAATTACTCGAATTGTTAGCAGAAGTATTTGCAGGAAATCCGAATGTTGCTGAATTTATAGGTTTGGTATAATAATCGACTATTAAATCTGTATTATATTCTATTGATTTCTTATATGAATAATTGCTCATATTAAAAGCGGCGCCATTACCTGATGCACTATTTTTATATATTAATATATTAGCATCAGATGTATAACCGAATCCACCCTTTTCGATATTAAAATTTATGGAACCTAAAGCTCTAGATAATCCGGTAACTTTTAATTTTCCATCAATACCAGAAGATATTACTGAATTGTTTGAAATGTCTCTATGTGCTATTTTAATAACATCACCGATATTAAAATTCTGACCGCCATTTATTATATTCAAGTAATCAAGAGACCCAAGAACTGTAGGAGAAGCTTGAATTATTTGTGTGTTTTCTCGGTAATTTATATCAACTATTTTTTCGCCGTATATAAATTGACCACCTTTTGGCATCATATTTGAGATAAAAACAGTAGAATCAATATTGTTATTAATTGGTTCAGTAATAAAACTTTCAATAGTTGCAGTGGTGGCTGAAGATGTTCCAACAATTGTTTTACCAACTAAACTTTGTATATTAAGGTTATCTGTTACTTCCAAATACAAAGGTTCAACCCATGTACCATCTGATGGTTTCAGTAGATCAACACCTGGTAAATATATCTCAATATCTTGATTGTAGATTAATTTGAAAAGAAGCTTATAACACTGTATTGTTCCTTTTGAACGATACACATCAAGGATATGCTTTAAAAGAAATCTCTTATTGATAATCACATTGAATGGAATACCATAAAGATATTTTAACTGAAAATGTTCAAGAAATTCAGTAAGAGTATTATCAATGTCACGATAGTCAAAAATTCTACGAGCTTTACCAACTGGCTGAGTTTCTAACTCTAGCCACTCATAATACGCCTTCATGAACAATATGAAATCAGTTCCCTCTTCTTGATAGAATTGAGGAAATTGACCTTCTATGAAATTAGATATTTTCTTTTCTACGGAAAAATCCATATTATTACTTCTGCGTTGGTATTGCATTGACAGTAACGTCTGTCAAATCGATTAATATGATTTTATCTTTTGATACAATAATATCTTTGTTCATAGGATGAATGTATATAGAAATATGATTATTATAATAAGATGTTGTTAAATTATTGATTTTAACAACACCATTAATGTAATCTATAGATCCTGCATTGTCATTAATGATAGTAAATACATTATTAATGAATTTGTATATAACTAAAACACCAAAATTATCATCACGGAAATAACACGTGTCATAAACAGTACCATTGTTTGCTACATATGTAAATGGTGATGATTCTAACATTGGTTCATCATAAAATCTAGACTGTTTACTTGGGTCGTAACCAGCTACTGGTTTTTCGATTTCAGCTGAATTGTTAAAATTCAATACATAAGAAGTAGAATAATTTAATTTTGGGGTTATTCTCTTTGAAATTCTAATTTCTGTACTGTTACTAGTAATACTAGAATCTGAATTATCAATGGCATTAACGAATTTACTATATCTGAAATCATCATTGAATTTTTCAAGATAGGTTGTACTGAATTGTTTCATGGAAGATACAACAGCTGTTTTAATATCGTTACTTAACTTTGTTGTAGATGTTGTATTATATTGTACTACACTATCGACATCTATATAAAGATATTCTGGATCTGTAATAATTACTCTTGTTGGTAATGAAATATAATTTAGAAGATAGTTTGAAATTTGATCTTTAACATAATTTGGAGCTACTAAAGCTCCTGTTGGTTTCAAACAAACTATAACACGTCCATACAGTTTTGGCTCTAGTTGTTCGCCACCATAAACATTAACATCTGTAATTACACCACTGAAATTTGTCTTTATCAACGAAGAATAATCGTCCGAGGCAACCGCTCTCTGTTGTGTAGCAAAATAGCGAGGAGCAGCAAATTTAATTGATTCTATTGATTCTTGATTCGCACCACCAGAAGAAATAGAGTCTACAATAATGGTAGGGCTTGATATACTTCCATTATTGTCACCACCAATATCTTGTATTATAGTAAAGTTATCAACACCAAGAGCATCTGTACCATTAGTAACTCTATATTGAACTGAAACTATACTAGAATTTAAAGGTTTTCTACCGAACAATCCATCACCGAAAACAATTTCATATTTACCATTCTCAGCGCCCTGTAAAAAATATACATTAGAAATAGAACTTAATCCAAAAAGAGTATCAACCTTTGTAAAAACAGTACTAGTTAATCCATTATTTTCTATGACAGTAACTGTTATACTACCAATACTAGTATCTACATTTTTATTAGATAAAAGAAATCTTTGATTCTCGATATTATAATCTACTAGAAAAGATTCAGTAAAATACAAACCTTCGTATACTCTTAGTTTATTAATTGAATATGTACTGTTACTCGAAACAAAAGACTGTTGAGTATCGGTTGTGAATGTGTAAGTTCCATTAGAATTTGTACCGGAAAACTTTGAACCTTTTTTAATATATAAAGGATCACTTATACCCTTTGTATCTATGGTAAAAGAAATTTCTGCTTCTGCAGAACGAGCACTTTTTGGAACATAGTTTAACTCTTTGGCGTGCGAAACAACAGACTCATACTTTTGAGCAGAGTCCAAGAACATTTCTGATGCAACCATATTCAAATAGAAAGAGTTCAGATAAGAGTTGTAGCTCATTACATCAAGAAGAACATTGATGTTCGAACCATCAAAGTTGTAGTCTTTTAACACTGACTGTGAAGAAAGGTATGTTTTAAAATTCTGTTTTAATGTATCAAAATCTAATGATGTAAGTGTTAAAGAGCTATTTGCCATTTATCGTACTCTTTTTAGGAGAAAGTCAAGAGTTATAGGTGCTGGATTATTTATAAGATTGTAAACAATTTTTATTTGGATAGTTTGTTCATCATAACCCTGTAAAACTGTTATTTCTTGAGCATTGACTCTTGGTTCGCTTATTTTTATAGTATCTTCAATATACGATTCAAGAGATGTAATATAATCTTGTACATTAGGTTCGAACAAATAGTCATAGACATTACAACCAACAAATGGTTGAAACATTCTTTCCCCTATATTCGTCATTATCAAATTCTTTAAAGACTGATTGACTGATTGCTCATTGGTAACACGGCCAAGCTGATTGCCATACGGAGTTTTCGCAAAACTGTTTAAGAAGTCAGAAAAGAATTCGACTTTCTTAGTATTTGATCCAGTTATCGACTGCGCTCTTGTTAAATTTGTAGCCATATTTACCTTAAATTGTTATTATAACTTAGTATTTATCTAGGAAGTGTAAGACTATTCATTTTAATTAAACTGGCCGATCCTGTTATAGACCCAGATGTTATAACAAAAGAAGACCCCCCGAGCCTTACTGAAACTGTACCAGCTGCAATGCTTACTGTAGCAGCTCCAATTTTTGCTGTAATTGTAGCAGGTGTAACATCTACGGTGGCACCAGAAACTTTCAATAGAATTTCAGTATCGCTCTGAATGTTAATTTTCTGTGTAGCTCTCAACTGGGCTTTGGATTCACTCTGTAAATCTAATCCGTTAGAACCTTGGGCGTGAATACCAAAATCACCCTGTACCATTGTAATTGATGACTTACCAATTGCTATTACTTCATTACCATCTACACTTATGGCTCTGTCTTTGGACATATATTCAATAACATCATCATCGTATAGTTTGTAGCTTTTACCACCCGGAGCAACTATAGTTGATGATTCAGCCGATCCACTAATTGTTTTAATAGCAGCTTTATATTCTGTTCCTCCAGAAGCATGCCCAACATCGCCTTTATAATTACTGTTTAAAGTAGCTTGGCCACTAATATCTACATTACCATCATTATTTTTACTGGTACTTCCAGCATTTAATCTCTCATGATGCACATGAGAAGTAACCATACCATCAAATTCATCAGATATTTCTCTGGTTTCGAAACTACCGTCATGATTGATTTCACATCTATATGATTCATTTGGTTTGTTAGGATCTACACCAGATATAACACCACAGCCATTAGTATCTCTGTAGCCAAAAATATACGGATAATCTCCAGGATCCGTTATAGCTTTAGAATCTGGAAATTTTTTGTTAGGTGGTTGTCCCATTATACTAACCCTATATCTCTAAGAACTGCTTCAGCAGCATTAATAGCTGCAACTGTAAACCCTGCAAGTTTCATTGCATTTAGTATTGATGCTAATGATGGCGTAGTTTGGCCTATTGCAGTTGAATTTAATTGCGAAACAGAACTTCCGGAATTATTTAATTGGTTATTTAAACTAGTAACAGAAGCAATTGCATATGCAATTCCAGCTATTGTTCCACGTGCAGCTAATATCTCAGAAAGAACTGCATTTCCACCAACAGCTGATGCAATATTTGGCATAGGAATACCAGCGTTAGAAAGAATTCCTGCAATAGCAGCAATACCTGCTATACCAGCTCCTGATGATGGCGATTTTAATGCTGATGATGCCATTCCTGCCATTGTTTTTGCCATGGATAAATTTTTAGAAAATGCATTTAATGCTTGACTGACTTCGCTACCCAATATAGTTTTACCTAAAAATGAACTTTGCGCCAAATTAATTATAATACCAGCTATTCCAAGTATAGCGCTCAAATTTGACATTAAATTGGTATTACTGTTTTTACCAATAGTATAATGCATAGCATTTTCTTCATGACTTACTTTATGTTTTATCAATATACTATTCATATTATCTGCACTTATTGGTGTTTTAGTATATACATAAGCATAAAGATCATACGCTATACCTTTTTCAGCTATAGATAAACATTCATCATCTACATTTTCATAAGGATAATCTATTTCTCTTCTTTTTACGTAGCTATATGTTTGATCATTATTAATGTATGTGATATAACCAGGATATGGATCAGAATTATATGTGTAATATTGTTTAACTGCTAAATCTAAAACTGAGTATATATCAGGTAAAATTAAATTTGTAGGAGGTATTTTTGTGCCATATACAACAACTGGTGTTGGTTTTACAGGTATATTATTTTCGCCAAAAATAAGAGCCTTTTGTATTAAATTAGTTATACCATTTCTTACAATAGTTTGATAACCAGCATCAATTCTGCTGATGCCATTATTGATCAGTAGATGATCAAGCGCTACCATAACCTCTGAAAAACTTGTTGTGTTACAAAGTATACAAAGAGCTTCTGAAAACGCATCAGATAAAACAATAGTCTGACTTGATGTAGGCGCAGCAGATCTACCTCCTCCACCACCAGCAACATTCATTACTGATTTAATCATAGCAAATTGTCTGATCATGTTTGGAAATACTTGAGCTGAACCAGCTGGATCAACTTGTGATATTATTTGTGCAAGATCTTTCCCAGGAGCGGCTGAAGCAGTTGTTGGTTCGTCTGCTACAGTAACATTTCTTTTTTTTACTTCTTCTAATACATTTTTTGCATTTGGATCGTTTTTACTTGTGTTTGCTTCAGTCGAAGTAGCAAATGGTGGGGTTGACTGCCCAAGAGGCGTTCCTTCAACTCTCGGATGTCTAAACATTAATATATTTCTAGGAGTAGAGCCAAGCACATCTACTCCTATTTGAGCTTTATCCAATTTGTCTGTAGCATGATCGAGATCTGTAGTTGAAACTGCCATTTTATTCTTTCTATACCCCAACTGTTTCATTAGCTAATAAAGCACCACGAGCGAAGGATCCTAAAACAATAGGATACTGCTCAGCTGTATCGTTATCCATGTATACAATAATAACTCTTGAACCAACTATCATTCCTGTTGGAATAATTCCAACCTTACCTGTAGCTGCAGATGTAATAGGTTGCAAAGGCAAAGCCCATGGAAGATGATCGTCTTTTACATTCTGTTCATCATTCTCATAACCATATTTTCTGACTCTAACACGCCCAGATCTTAATGGGTCCATAATATCTCTGACTTCTGCAAAGTACATTTTAGCCATTACCACCACCACCTTCTTTATAACCACCAGTTACAACACCAAGAATCATAGTATATCTAGGTGTTTCACCAATTGGTTTTATCTTATGTCTAATTGAAACAACTAATGCTTTACCATTAAATTGTTTTTCACCAGCAGAGGTATTACCATCAGATTTATTAGGAATATCCAAATTCACAATAGAACCAAGTGTTATATCTGGGTTTCCATAAACCTCTAATGTTCCATATGTTTGTGATAAATGCGATAAGAAATCTACTCTATTTTTTCTTGCATCTGCTAGTTTTGTAGATGATTTATTGTTTATAGCATCGTTCATAGTATGGACTGGAACAGCTTTAGAATAAGAAGTATCGTCATACGCTTGGTTTCCAGGTAAACTCCAAGATTTCTTTTTTTGTTCTACTTGATCAGCAGTTCCAGTTGTAGGGTCATACGAGTTCTGCTGAGATTTAGACAGAGATCTAGTTGGGGTAAAGAACGAATTCGGCACATCGATCCATAAAATAGAATTTGCTTTATCACCACCATTAGCAAAAGCTAAAGTCGCTGATTGTTTTAAAGTAACTACTGCGCCTTGTTTGAATAGTTTTTCATATGTAGAAAATACATATTTTTGAGATCTTTGAAACAGAACAAAAGCAGAAGATTTGTTTTCATCGGAAACATGTTCAGAATTAAGTATTCTTATTACTTCTAGAGGATGCTTATTTGAAAAAACTAGTCTTCTTGATCCATATGTACTTTCTAAATCGATACTCTTATCGCTTTTAAAATTATTCTTTACAATATCTTCTACTATTTTACTTGTTTGTTGTTCATAACTTTTCTGAACATAATTACCTTGAGCGTTTAACATTTCTACAGAACAACATCTAATTGTATATTTTTTATTGTGCCCTGACCCAATTTTATCAGAAGATCCATCTTTCAAATCTTTATTTTCCATCATTTTAAATTTGAAACTAGCCGAACCTGTACCATCAAGCGAAAAAGATATTTGGACATCTTTATCGTAAGAACCATTTAAATTAGATTTGCCCAATACATCATTACTGTCAACAACGTTGATTTCAGCAAATGGCCCTGTTGGACTTAAAATGTCTTCGTATATTTCAATCACACTATAATTAATTTGATTTTGATTACTTAAATCAATGTCACCAATTCGTAAATTTGAAATTCTTATTTCGCCAGCTTCCATGTTTATTCATTCATTAATGTTTTGAGATCATCAGATATTTTCTGTTCATAAACCTTATCTATGACACGCAACGTTCTATTGTATTCATTTTTGTTTGTTTCATATTCAAAATAACTAATAGGATTCCAATAAATTTCTTCTTCCATTGCAATATTGTCAGAAACAGAAGTAGCTGTTGTGAAAGTGACATTCGAATTACTTTCCGAACCAACAATATATCCAGTGCCAGAAGTAATGTATGTTCCTGATAAATGCTGTAGATATATTGATGTATTAGATGAAGAAAGCACTTGTCCTTTACCTAAACTGCCATTTAAATATATTTTGCAAACTTCATCATTGATAAAAGTAGAAGTTGTATTAACAGAATATGAAACGATCTGATTAGTATTAACAGTCCAATCTTGTTCTATTCTTTTATAAGAAACAATTTTATTTCCATAGCCATATACAGGCTCCCAGTATTTTTTCAAATTTGGAACTAAAGAGTTATAGTAACTTATATCGATATTGTCTTGGCCGATCCAATTATTTTTGTAGAATTTTATTTTTTGAACAGACGTTTCGTACGATCCATATTTTGAAGCTATAAAACTATTAAATTCGTTCTCGTTCATATACCACTCATAATAAGGATCTACTATTTTATTAGAAAAATACAGTATCCAACTTTGAAACGAATCTTCGTAATATCTCTGACTTAACTGATCGGCTCTCTCATTATTGATTTCATAAGGGTAAAAAATAAAAGGATTACTGTAAACTTTGTTAAGCAATGTTGCACGTTTTGTTATATCAACAACGTATGTATTAGAATATAGAGTAATCGGAAATTTTTGAAAATATCTTTCAGCCATTATGATACACCATATATTTCTGAACTATCCCAAAGTTCGATTTCTTTGAGAGAAAGCGTCAACGATATAACAGTTGGTAAATTAGTACCTTTGAAAAACGAAGGATTTCCGGCAGCAGTATAATCAGCCTGTACCGATGTTATTGCACAAGGTTTGAATCTCATATGTTTTTCTAATTCTTTTGGAAACAAATATATTTGTACTATTTGAGGATACTGTAGAAGAAACCCAAACCCAGATTTAGTTGGCAAAGATGCTTTCTTGCAACTATTAATAATTTTAACAATAGTATTAGATTCTTCTTCTGTATTCGGTGTTAGTGTCCATTTGAAAATAAACTCTTTAAAATTTGGTCTTTGGAAAAACATAAAAAGAAATGGATTGATAGTAAGACCAGACATAAAACTTGTAGTTGCAAAACCAGCTGCGCCATCACGAATACCTGGAATTTTCTCAATTACTGATTGATCTGACCAATTTAAAGTAGTAATATCATTGATTGATTTAGGCAATGGCAAAGCAATATTACCAATTCTTGTACTTGGTGTAAAATTAAAACTATCTCTGTTCAAATTTGATCCAGTAAGAGAATTTATCGCACCAGCAAAAAGATTTTTACCTTCGTTTAATATGGGAGTTATATTATTGTCTATTACGTTTAATATTTCTGCACTAAAAGGTACAGCGTTTGGCATTATTTCCCTAAAACTATAATCTTTGAACTCCATAGACATGTAAAAATCTCTACCATTTGCTATCAAATCGTTTGGAAAAACATTTCTCTGAATTGGCTTCTGTTTAGGTGTAGGAAACCTAGAATTATTTGCATTTATGTTTTGATATAAAATTGCCATTGAAAATCCGTGGATTGCAACCTAAATATTTTCTTTTATTTATATGGAATCATGACAAAATATAACAAAGGTAAATTTAAACCAAAAAACCCTCAAAAATACAAAGGGAATCCCACGGAAATCTATTGGAGATCTAGCTGGGAACTCAAGCTTATGTTGTATTTAGACGATCACAAAGAAGTCATAAGTTGGAGCTCTGAGGAAATTGTAATCCCATACAGGTCTCCTCTAGACAACAGAATTCATCGATATTTCCCCGACTTTCTCGTAACCAAGATAAATAATGAAGGCGTCCGAGAAACCGCTTTGATAGAAGTGAAGCCTGCAAAACAAACTGTACCTCCTAAATTGAAAACCAAAATAACCAAAAGTTATATCACAGAAGTGAAAACTTGGGGGGTTAATGAGGCTAAATGGAAAGCAGCATTAGATTTTTGTAAAGACAGAGGCTGGACTTTTCATATATTTACTGAAAAAGAATTAGGGATTAAATTTTAATGGCAATATCTGATTTTGAAAAACAACTCAATGAAGCTGGTAATAATTTACTAGCAGCCGCCAAAGGTTCCCTTGATTGGTTCAAAGATAAGATAGATAATTTTTCAAAGAAAAACATAAACGACATATTCAAAAAAACAGCAATGCCAGAGATCGGTAGCATGTATCTTTTTGTATACGACCCAAAATACAAGGACACCCTACCATTTTATGATATGTTTCCTCTTGTCATACCAATAGAATTTCAAAATCAAGGATTTCTTGGGTTAAATTTACATTATCTTCCACCAGCTGCTCGATCTTCTCTTTTGAGTGCACTGGCAACTTTAGCCAATAATGATAAATACAACGATACTACTAAATTAACGATATCGTATGAAATTGTCAAAAGATATTCTAGCCAATTTCCAGGTAATACAGAATGTATAAAAAGATACCTCTATGGACACGTGAGAAGTCAGTTTCAATTTGTTTCACCATCTGATTGGGCCAAGGTTGTTACGATGCCACTACAGAAATGGAAAATCAATCCAAATAAAAAATACGCTGGTTCACCTCCTTATTAGGTTTAAAAATGCCATTTAATATTAACGATTTCAAAGCAAACATAGAAGACTATGGTTATCTTAAAGCCAATCAGTTTGAGGTGTTTATACAACCACCACCTATTATGTTTGGTAATATGTTAAACAACAATGGCAGCTTATCAGAACTGAAAGAAATTACTGACCTACAAACCTTTAGAATCGATCAAGTTAGAGCGCCTGGAATTTCTTTGGCTAGTGCTGATGTTAGTCGATATGGTGCTGGACCAACTCAGAAACAACCTTTCAATGCACAATTCAATGAAATACATTTTTCTATACTATCAGACGATCAAGCAGTAGTTTGGCAATATTGGTATAATTGGGTAAGGTCGATATACGAATTTACCGGAACAGAAAGTTCTGGGTTTGGTGAGGTTAATAGAATACCCACTTATCTATCAGAATACAAATCAAATTATTCTACAATTATGCAAATCGTAATGTATGACCAAGAAGGTAATACAGTTCAAAGAATAAACCTCTACGAAGCTTTCCCAACAGCTATAGGTGAGGTACCATTAGCATGGGGCGATACTGGTAATATGATTAAGATCAACGTTGCCATTGCTTATACTGATTATACAATTGTAAGTTCTGTATTGGAAACACCAATAAGAGTATTTTAAACTATTTTTAATTATGGAGATATGTTATGTCTGGCTTGCCTAAAATCGATCAACCAATGTACAATATTAAGGTGCCTTCGTTAAATAAAAATATAAAATTTAGACCATTTTTGGTAAAAGAAGAAAAGCTACTTCTTATGGCCAAAGAAAGTGAAAATGATTCTGATATTTTGTCAGCAATTAAACAAATTGTTAATAATTGTTGTGTAGATAAGGGATTGAATCTTGATAAAATTGCACTTTTCGATCTCGAATACATTTTTCTAAAATTAAGAGCGTTTTCTGTAAATAATATCGTAAAAGTTTCATATAAAGACTATGAAGACGAAAAAGTTTACGATTTTGACATCGATTTGAATGAAATTGAAGTAAAAATTCCTGAAAGAGTCAGTAATAACATAAAAATTGGCGAAAAATCAGGAATTGTGATGAATTATCCATCAGCTTTACTATATGAAGACAAAGAATTTCTATCATTAACAGATAATTACATGTTTGAATTGATTCTTAGATGTATCGATAAAATTTATGATGACGATGAGATATTCGAACCTTCAAACCACAGTAAAGAAGAAATGAGTGAGTTCCTAGAGAATATGAATTTGAAGGTATTCGAAGATATTCAGAAATTTCTTTTGAGTGTCCCCAAAATAGAGCATAAAATTAAGTACAAGAATTCTTTAGGAAACGATAGAGAAATAATTTTGAGCTCGTTAAATGATTTTTTTTCCTGGCGCTGAATCATAACTCTTTAGAGAATTACTTTTCTACTATTTTTTCTATGGTTCAGCATCACAAATATTCGATTACTGAAATTGAAAACCTAATCCCTTTTGAGAGGGACATATATGTTGAATTTTTGATAGTTCATTTAAGAAAACTAGAAGAAGAAAAACAAAAGAATAAAGGTTAAAGATGCCAATAAAATTTAATCCATTTTCATTATTTAAGAAGAATAAACAAGCAGATAAAACACAGCCTGTCAATGCGCCAGCAGAGAAAGGATCATTCAAAAAAGCTGCTAATGATAATAATGGAAATGTATCAATAATCAATAAAAATTTAGGTTCTCTTTTTTCTTCTCAAAAAGGACAGATAAAACAACTCACAGCAAATGTTGAAAACATTGAAGAACAGACTCAACAAAATACCAAGAAAATAGATAAAGCAAATAGTCTCTTACAGCAATCGATTTCTGTCCAAAACGATATACTCAAAACATTAAAAATGTTAATTAAAGAAAGTGCTGTTAAAAGTAGTAATGGTGGAAAGGGCGCAAGTCTAGCAAGTAATCTTCTTACTGGCATGGGAGTATCAGCAGCTGGCATAGCCCTTATTATGGGTCAAAAATCAGAAGGAGATGATGCAAAACCAGTATCTCCATCAAACAATGAAACACCTTTGGCTAATGTAGAAAATAAAACAATTTTAGAAGTTATAAAACAAAGAGAATCTACAAACAATTATAAAGCAGAGCAAAAACCACCAAATACTGCTTCTGGGGCGTATCAATTTATTGATACAACCTGGAAAGGATTAACTAAACAATTTAGTATTGGCACAGAATACAATCGCGCAAAAGACGCTCCTCCTGCAATTCAGGATGCTGTTGCAGACAAATATATATCAGATATTCTTAAAAGACATAATGGCGATGTAAGCTGGGTGCCAAGAGAATGGTATGGTGGTCCAAAGGGCTATTTGAATGATAAAGAACAAAAGAACAACAAATATAGTATGAAAGAATATCAAGATTTATGGATGAGAGAATTAGAAAGAAAAAATTCTAAAAATAATACAGCTGTATCTTCGCCTACACGTGGTGTATCAGCTGACGCCACAAAACAAGGTGGCGAAATGCAAAATCAGCAAACTGAAACTCCAATAAAAACTGATGGTGGAAAAGTTTCACAAGATCAAATGAAAGAAGCTGGCATAAGAAAACTGCCAATCAGCCCAGAACTTCTAGCTGTTCTTGAAAAGGCAGCAAGAGAAGCAGGAGTTGATGTAAAGGTTAAATCTGGCGGTCAGCCAGCACAAACAGAAGGTGGCCAAAGAACAGGTTCAACCAGACACGATAAAGGTATGGCAGCTGATCTTGATATCTACTCCGGAGAAAAAAAACTAACACCAAAGAATTCCGAAGATTTGCCTATATTCAAAAAGTTCGTTATGGCTGCATCAGCCGCAGGAGCTACTGGTATTGGTGCAGGTGAAGGATATATGGATAGTGATGGTGCCAGAATGCACGTCGGGTTCGGAAGTCAGGCTATATGGGGTGCTGGTGGGGCAGGTAAAAATGCTGCAGGATGGCTCAGAGAAGCTACTGGTGGAGCTCCTGGAGGAGAAACACCTGGTCCAGGTCCAGGTCCTAGTAGAGGAATGAGTGCTGCCAGAGAAGAACCAGAACAGCCACAACAAAGAGGATATACCCCACAACAAGATCCTAGAATGGGGATGATGAATCCTTATGCTGCACTGGGCGGTATGATAGGTGGTAGACAAGGAGCTGGTATTGGTGGCCTTGCTGGTATATTAATTCCAGCAATTGAAAATCTTTTAGGAGGATTACAAGGGTCTTCAACAGCTTCAATGCAACCAAATAATCCATACCTAGACCAATCAAGATCAAGAACAAGAGGCATTGATCAGGCTGCTGTTACAAGAGAAACCCAAAAAGAAACTCCAGCTCCACAGCCAGCTGCTCAACCAAGTCCTACTCAACAAAATGTTGAAGCTCCGCCTCAACAAAGAGAAACAGACACAAGAGCTACGCCTGAATGGATTGGCAATTTCAGAGCAGGACTGAAACATGCGTATATGGATTTTGATGGAAAAATGATATACATATAAAAAAGGGAGCCGAAGCTCCCTTTCCCTTAGCTTGCGAGCTTCTTAAAAAACTCTAAAGATTCATCATCTTCATCATCAGTGGCAACATGCCTTGGTGCGTCAGCAGCCTTAAACTTAGGAGCTGATTCTGTACGTGCCCACGGAAGATCCTCTTCCTCTGCACGAGCAACCTTAACAGCTGGCGTATTCTCATCAAGCACCTTCATGAGTCGTGCCTGAAGTTCATCATAACTCTTAAAGTTGTTAGGAGCAAGGAATTCTTGTAGAGCATGTTCGCTCTTCCAAATAATCTCAAGCTGCTCATCATCATTAAGAAGTGGTGAAATTTTATCGAATTCTGACTTATCGTAATTACGATAACCCTCTACCTGACGAATCTTGAGCTTGAAATTAGCACCCGCCCAAAGGTCAAAAGGATTGGTAGGCTCATCACCAGGGAACTGAGGGTTCATGGCATCATTGAGCTTATCAAAGATCTTCTTACCATACTTGTAAAGGAAAACCTTGCCTTCATTGGTAGGATTGCCAGGATCGCTGACAACGTAAATGTTAGAGACAAAGTGAAGACGACGTTTCTGCTTACGAGCAATTTCCTTATTGGCTTCAACACCAGAATTCCAAAGCTTAGAATTATACTCTGAAACAGGATCCTGCTTACCAACAGTAGTCAAAGAATTCTCGATATACCAACCACCTGGACCCTGGAACCCATGATCGAAAATACGAACAAAGGGAACATCTTCATCGGGAGGGGAGGGAAGAAAGCGGATAACTGCGTATCCATTGCCAGCCTTATCGACTGTGGCGGTCCAAAAACGATCGTCTGAACCCTTAGATTCTGAAGTTCCGTTAACCTTGGAAAGTTCATTAGTAAGAGCTTCAAGAGACTTCTTACCAGACATTGACTTAAGCTTAGAAAAATCTACCATTGTATTCTCCGTATGTTTAATATGACGATATATGACAATATATAAAAGCGAATCAAAGAAACGCTTCAACATTATTTAGTATACTCTTATTCATCAAAATAGTCAAGGACAATATTTTTTATCTTGTCCTTATCATATGTAATGAATGGAGAGTACTTCTCAACTTTGATTCGGATAGTGTCCCAAATCAAATCGTACTGCATCTTAGAATCCCAGTGTTTCTTAGCACCAGCTAATTCTAATAGCAAACACAAAGTATCAAGGCTGATGTTTTTACCAAGATACAACTGTAGCAAAAAAGGATGTTCGTTATCTCTACAAATAAAGTTTTCATTAAATTTGGTATCAAGATTACCAAGCTCTTGTTTGAAAACGTATGTTAAAGACTGCTGACGCTTAAGCCAAGCCTTATATGTTTTCTCGGCTTCTTCACTATATGCCAAGTCGCGTATCCATGACTTTTCATTTTCAGAAAGATTAGCAATAAGGAAACTATGAACATCTGGATGTTTGGCAAGCTTCTGAAAGAATATCTTGTCTTTACGTTTATCGAATGAAGCAGGATTAACTTTCATCTTGCCATTGTATTTGAAATAGTCGTAAGTAGGTTTTGAGAAATGATTCTTAAGAGCAAGATACTCTTGATAACATTCGAAGGCTGACATCATACATTTACTTTGTTATAGTACTCTGCGAAGAAATTACCAAGTTCTTTATCCATCAAATGACCAGCACCGTTGCATGATATGTAAGTTAGATACAGCTGCCAGATTTGCTTATCAAGCTGATCGAAACTTTCGTACTTAGTACTTACCTTACCCTCGATAACGGTATATCCCTTATCCTCGAGGTAATCAACCAAATCTGATTCATCAAAGTCATCAAGGTTAACATCAACGTCAACCTCTACGCATGCTGTTCTTGTTGAACTACGGTATCCCATAACTTATTCCTCTTATAATGGGAGCCTTGCTCCACGTTTAAGAACATTAAGAATTTCTGCTTCTGCTTGAATTTTAGACTTCATTGTTGGATCTTTCTTTATCCAACCAGCTGCTACTTCAACTTCTAGATTATTTTTCTCACACCAAATTACTACAGCATCAATATATTCTATATTTTTTGTAGAACACAATTTGTCTATTTCTTCTATGAATGTGAAATTATTCGGATGTATCATTTTCATATCCTCTGATTAACCTTATTCCAAAATGGACCATATCACTAGAAACCAGAGTAAGAAAAACAATACCTGCAAGTTCCCAAAAAGGAGGATGTTTTGCCAGATATATTACACCATAGAAAACAAATTGTGATAGGACTAGCATTAGGACACCAACTGGAATGTCTTTAACTATCTTCGCTTCTTTCATGTTTTCTCCTGGAAATGGTAGGGATGCCAGGTAACGCTCCTGGTCTAGAACAGTCATCTACTGCTAAAGAGTTTATAAGTCTCTCTCGTGTCTTACACCCACCCCCAATAATGGCGATTCCTGTTGGACTCGAACCAACGACCCTCAGATTAGAAGTCTGATGCTCTATCCAGCTGAGCTAAGGAACCGTGAAAAGGTGGTGGGATTCTGTTTCCAAGTTCCCACCGGACTCATGTTAGGCTGCTAGAGCCAAACGAGATGCATTGTTATCGTTTGCATTTACGAGTTTACTTAGTCTCTTCGTAACTTTACTACAACCCATCGAGCCTATTTCGCCCCCATCAAAGATATACAGCCTGTATGCCTACAGTACATAACACTACCAAGACCGCATGTTACGCCGACAACCACTAAGGTATCTTGCGTCGCTCTGTATATCCATGGTGGAGGCGTCGGGTACTGCCCCCGAGTCTGGATCGTCTATTCCGAACGCCTCAACAACCAAGCAATATATTTAGTATACCCTACTTACTTTTTAAAGTCAAGTTATTTTAAGTAGGATAGTATTTTCATTGATACGATGAGCAAAGGGAGCATCACCCTTAAGTTCGTCCATCAACTTGCGTAGTGTGATCTTACCTGCTTCCTGAACCTTCTTAACATACTCTTCTGGTTTACGCCCAGTACGTTTACTGATAGAAGTAGCCTCATCATAGTTGATAATACTAGTACCCTTTACCTGAAGTCCACCACGATCAATTGCTCGGAATACAGTCAATACCTTGTTCTTTGTATTGAAAGTCCAAAGCTCCTGACAAGCAATAAGTTTCTCTGGGTTAACAGAGGCGATCTTAAAGGTATTATCTTCCTTCTGATACTTAAGGTTCTTGAGCTTCTTCTCTATAGAGACAGCCCGAGGCTTTCTAGGAGCACGTGTTTTCTTTGTAACATTACCGTAGCGTTCAGCATCTTCGATTAACTTATTATAGAATTCGATACGATCGCGAAGTTGTTTCTTGGTAAAATGACTGTAGGCTTCTTTGAGCTGAGGACACTTACCTTCCAAAGTTTCAAGAAGTTCATCAAGCACTGGAGAATAATGAGCAACTATGGATGGGCAATATGCAGCAGGAATCTCCTTGGCTTTGAGCCAATCATATAGAGAGAACGTTTCTCCAGCATCAATCAGTTCTTCGATATCACCAATGATGTCATTCTGACGGTCACGCATGCGATCTTGTACAGAAACTTTTGGTATGTTTGATTCAGCTTGAACCTTGGCCTTTGTAAGAGTATATGCAAATGTTTCTTCCAAGAATTTCTTAGAGTGAACAGGAACATCATATCCCTTACTAATCATACGAGCGATCGCACCACAGGTATGATTGACCCATTCATCAGGTACATATTTGAACTTCTTCAGTTCTACAAGGCGATTTTGATTCTTGAGCCAAGTTTCTGTATATTCTTTGATCTCTGACTTGTCAGCCATGGCATTGTACCAATTGTAAGCGATGGCCATTTCGCCTTCTGTCATCGCCCCGAGAAACTCTGGCTCGTCGCCCATGTACTTACGATTGATGAAGTAAGACTCACTCCGTGTTGTACGAGGCTTCTTAACTTTCTTAGCAATCAGTGATGCACGACGAGCCATAGTTTTCTCCTTAGACGGTTTCTGCCATTTCGATAGCGAGTTCAAGAGCGCGAGTCTTGACACCCTTATTGTAGCCATACCAGGCGGAGGTAAGGCGAGTATCAGCCGAACGACCAGCAAGGTGATCGGTCAGGTAGGTAACGGCATTGAAAGGCTGCCACCAGCTA